GCTGTTTCGTTTGCTGCTTCCGTTAAGCCTTCAATGGGCAAGCTATCACCAAACGTTGCATAAACACCCGTGCAAATGTCCGTCCATGTCTGCAATTCCTTTTCGTTATCGGTCAGCACTGCCAGATGGTTTGCAGCTTCTACAGAAACGGCTGTATCACCAAGTACCGCTTGCAAATCCCGATATGTTTTGGTTGCAGTTTCAGACGAATGACCATTGGTGACAAAAGCTGTGTCCAGCTTGCCCATTTCTGTTCGGTATTCCCTACTGCCTTCGATGGCAGCAACCCATGCACTGCCCAAAGCTACACCAGCACCAACAACCAGTTTTCCCAAGCCAAGTGCAGCCCTGCCTATACCGTCAAGTGCTGTATTTGTTCTTGTGCTTGTGTCCTCTGCTTGGTTGGCAGTATCATCAAGCGCCCGGTTGGCTTCATCGTTTTCAATGGCAATCGTGCCAAGCAATCTGAATAGTTCCACGCTTCACCCCTCCCATTATTGGAAGGTCGAAACGCCTATCATTCCTTTTTGAACAGCCCGTCTATGATGGACTGCACGTCCTTGTCCGTCAGGCTGGCATCACTGCCACGCTTGCGGGTGGTGCTTTCGGATTTCATTATGGTCTTTTTCCAATCGCTGAAAGATTTGTCGGAATAGCTATGGACATAGGCGATCCACAGCATCCATTCGTTTTCTTTTTCAGCTTCTTTTTTCTTTCGCTCATGCTCTTCTTCAATGAATGCTCGCACGAACTTGCCAAATCGCCGTTGTTTGATATACCTGCCCACCAGATCCATAGGACTGCTGTATCTGGAATACAGCAAGTCCATGAATCTGATTTCGCCTATTTGAACGATTAGGCTTACTGCCCGAAAAAATCCTTTTCAGCATTGAAAATGTCCCAAATCATCTTAGGCACAGCCATCATGCCAAGGGCAATGATTTCGTCCTTGGAAAGACCAGAAACATCAGAAAGGAAGGCGTACACTTCCTCCTTCACAGTGCCAAGGTTCTGGATGATGGCTTTGACCATGCGAACGGCTACCACGCCGCCCACTTCAGATACATCCTTGTCACCAGTGGCAATATCCATAAACATGGGTGCAAGGTCATCAGGCAGTACCTTGCCAACGATGTCAAGCACAGGCCACAGGTCTTCACCGTTCAGTTTGCGCAGGGTATAGGGTGTGTTTTCGGACATTTTGTTTTCCTCCTTATCGCTCATAGGTTATTGATTACGCCGCCGCTTCTTCAGCGTTGACAGGCTCCCAGCCTTCAGCCTTGCGAATGAAGATGGCATAAGGCAGGGTGGTAGTGCCATGTTCAATGTCGGAATGGCATTCAAACGTGCCTTTGAACACGGAATTGGTCTTGTTCTTGTGTTCGGAAACATGGCCGGAAGTGCAAAGCGCCTTCTTGAAGATGACGATGAATTCACGACCATCCAGAAGATGACCCCAGAAGCCAAAACCTTCGTAGAAATGGCCTTTGCGCAGGTGGTCATCGGAAGTAATGACATCGAATTCACTGTCAGTGGAATCGGCAAGTTTGCCGATAACCTGATTCTTCACAAACTTGGCTTTCAGTTCCAGAAAGGATGCTTCAATCTGGGCGGTTTCGCCCACTTTCTGCTTCAGTTCTGCCACGGGAACAAGCGCACCATCAGCCGGAATGTCGAAAAATTCAGGCGTGATGGTCACCGTACCGCCTTCCTGAGTTGCGCCAATGATTGCAGCCTTTACCGCTTCTTCAGTAGGTGCAATCTTTTCGTCATAGGTAACACCTTCGAAATACACACCAGCGCCAAAGGGAATCTGCGAAGGAGTACCCTGCGTAATACCGCTCTGGATCATGTTATTTCACCTTCCATTCTTGAATTTTTAGGTTTATCTTGATACTTTTAAGCTCCATGTCCCCGGTGGGAACAGTGCTTGTGCTGTCATAAAAAACAGCAATCCCGTTCCCATTGGGGAGGATTGCCGTTTTCATTGCAGCGTTTTCGATTTTTGCCTTGGCTTGCTCAAGCAATAGCCATTCTTTACGGGTAAAGCCCCGCAGGATGAAGGTGGTGGGCTGTAGTCCGCTTTCTTCCTTCGTCAAGCTGGGTTCTTCGATGTAGTCCCCGACAAAATAGTAATCCGGCAGGGGATTGTCCTTGTCATTCCATCGCATGAATGCATAAGGAATGCCCAAGCCCTGCATCAATTGATCAATATAAGCAAATGCTGCTTCGCTCATTCTCCCATTCCTTTCATGCGTGTTTCAAGGTCTGCAACAGCCTTGGGTTTGTTGACAGTAAAGGCAGTTTCCAGCGTTTTTGCAGGTTCACGACCATTGGTGGCGTGAAGCGTTGGATCTTCCGCAGCAATGGCTTTTGCTTCGGCTTCCGTGAGGATTTCGCCGCCGTTTCCCTTATAACCGTCTTTATACACCCACCAGCCCGGTCTGCCTTGCTTGCCACCGTTCTTGGCTGTATCGGCATATTCACCTGTGCCAAACTCTTCCCAAAAGGCTTGTTCCAGACGGCTACCAATCATAGCTTCGCCTTTGGCATCATCAACAACAGCTCTGTAGTCTTTACGAAGGGCAATGCCTGCTTCGCCGTCAAGTTTTGTGTTGGCTTTAGCATGGGAAGCAATGGTGTTCGCCCAGTCGTACAGCCATTCAAGCGTTGTATCGTTGATGGCTGCTTTTACCTGAATGCTGTTGTCTATGAACTTCACATCAGCCATATCACTGACCCCCGGTGAACTTCAGATAGATTTCCAACTGTGCATTCATGCCCATTGGATTATCAATCAGCGTTACATCATAGCGCCCACCGTCAATGATTGCCCTGCTGTTTTCTGCCTTGATTCGGGCATCAAGCGGAACATAGTCAGCCACAAACACATGGGTGCTTTCTTGAATCTTTGCATTGTAGGTTGTATAGCCAGAACTGCCGGAAGAAAGGTCAAGCCATCCCTTGATGGTCTGCACATCGACCCAAGACTGCACCTGTTCGCCAATGCTGTTTTTGGTTGTATCGCTGATCTGGAATGTCAGTTTTGTGTTGCCGCCAATTCCCTTCATACGCTCAACCCCTGTCCGAATCTCGCACGATGATAGGGCTTCAGAAAGCCCATCAACACTGCGGGATAGCCTGCAATGGTGTTCGCTGCCGTTTGGTCTGTATATGTCACAGAATGCCGGGAAATGGTTTCAGATGCCACGCCCACCTTATCACGGTTGCCCAATTCCCATTTAATCAGGTTCACCACACCCAACTTCACATCGGCAGGATAGGCGATTGAATCGCCCACCCTGTACCGACTGAAGTTGTTGTTGGTGTACCCGTGTATCATGTTTTCCATTGCTTCAAGCCAAACGGCAAGAACAGCGTCTTTTTCATCTGTTTCAACGAACGTTCGCAGTTCTTCAACGGTCATGATCATTGGGTATCAACCCCTTACGCCTTGGTCTTCAGAATGACAACCTTGGATTCGTTGGTCAGTGCAGGCATACCGAAGGCAGTGCAGATAACCTTGTCACCCACGCCCTCTTCACGCTTATGCTCAACCAGATTGCCACGCTTCAGGAAGTAAGTGATGGCAGGCAGGTCATCTTCGGTTTCGGCATCGTTGTTCAGCTTGATGATGGGATTCAGGTAAACGCCCTCTTCCAGCTTCACCTTGTTGGATACCACCACATCACAGCCAGCAATGCGACCAATGGAGCCGTTCATCATTACGCCGGGGCCGAACTTGTCAGCGGACAGGAATTCTGCGTCCTTGCGAAGCTGGGTCTTCTGCTTAGAGTGGATCAGAATGACCTTCTTGCTGTCCTCTTCCTCACCGAACATATCCACGCCATCCACGATAGCGGAATACTTGATGGTAGCGGAAGAAGCATCCACAATGTTCTTAGATTCGTACAGCACGGCAACACGGTCATTGTCCAGCTTTTCGGAAATGGACATAGCAATCTGGTTGGTTGCAGTACCCATAGGATTGCCGTAGCCAGAAAGCTGTGCTTCGTCAGTCAGCATAACGCCCTTACCAATCTTCTTGATGCCATACTGAGCAGTGGTGAAAGCCATCTTGGTGGTATCAATGGGCTGGCCTTCCTCCAGATCCACGGCTTCACCAATGTAGCCCCAACGGGGAACGGTTACAGTGGAGCCGGGAACACCCTGAAGGGTGCTGTCCACCTTGATATAGCCAGTCATTACAGCCTTCTTCTGCACCTTTGCATTGATCATGTCGGAAACAACCTGCGGGTCAAAAACATCACCGTTTACAAGGGTGGTTACGTTAGTAAGTTCTGCCATAGTTCATTCATCCTTTCATCATTTGGTCATAAAGTTCCGGGTTTTCCTGTCGAAGTTGCACCCGGCTGTTGTAGCCCATCTTGTTGAAGTCCTCCCTTGTTACCGTTGCGGCGGGGGGATCTTCCTTTTCCAGCTTGTGTTCCTGATACTGCTTCTTGCTGCCGCTGGAGAACTGTGCAGGAAGCTGTGTCTTCAGGGCGGCAATCTTGTCATCCATATCCCTGATCTTGCCGTCTTCGCCACGCTGAAGCTCACCCTTTGCCTTCAGCTTGTACATGACATAATCAATGTCATCGGGCTTTACGCCAGCAGAAAGAAGCTCAACATGTACATCAGCATCAATCTGCGCCTGTTCAAGCTGCTGCTGTAGGGTGGCAATCTGGGTTTCGTAGTCTGCAATCTTCTGCTGCGCTTCTTCCTGCCCCTTGGTGGACTTTTTCAGCGCTTCAATGGTCTTGTTCGCTTCGCCAAGCTGCGTGGTTGCCGTTTCATGGGCAGCTTTCAGCTTGCCATAGCGGGTGTCCATGTTCTCTTCACTTGTCGTGAAGATTTTGTTTTCCTTCATGGCATTGGAAAAAGCCGTGGTTTGTTCTTCAGAAGCGTTAAAAATCTGTTGCAGCAGTTCGATCAAAGTCATATCGTTCCATCCTTTCCTTACGCTTTTTACATGGTTGCATCATGTGATTGGAGGAAGTTTTACGTCTTTCCCGGACGAAATATAAAAAGCGCCTGATTTCTCAAGCGCTTTTAAGCGAGAATCTTTGCCCATGTTTTCTTTCCGGCAACACCATCGGCTTCAAGTCCTTTTGCCGTTTGGTATTCCTTCAGGGCTTTTAGGGTGTTTTTGCCGAAGATACCGTCAACTGTGCCAGCATCAAAGCCGTTAAGGTTCAACAGCCATTGCAGCACCTTTACCTGTGTTCCTTTGCTTCCGTTGCGCAGGGTGGTCATGTCGATCACCTCCGCTGTGGTTGCTGGTTTTTGGACTTCTAACGGGGTTTCCTGCGGTTCTTTCGGTGGGGTGGTACTGTTGACCATCTCCCCCGTCAAAACGCCGGGAAGCACCGCCCAGTGCGTCCAAGAGCGATTCTTTACAAGCGTTTTGACAACGCCTGCTTTCGCTTCTTTGGCTTCGACTGCCAAGCCACCACCGATATAAACCCCAGTATGTGTCATCCTGCCGCTTGCATTAGCATGGTAGAGGATCACGCCGGGTACATCCGGCAGGGTATCAATCGTGCCACGTTGTTCCCATGCGGTCTTCGTCCATTGGCTGTTAGCACCAGATACAAGAGCCTGACCGCCTGCCTTGCAAGCGTAACGGGTAAGCTGTGCGCAGTCATAGGCTTGTTTTCCGTTCCATCTGCATCCGTCACAGGTGGATTGTCTGCCACTCAGTACAAGACAGTTTTTATAGGTGTTGTCCTTTTGGTCTGGATAATCCCCCGCACGTTCCCGCCGAAAGGCGGGAGTGCAGAGCCTTTCACCATAGCCCCCGTAGATGTAAGCACAGCCAAGTTTGCTGATAGCATAGTCGGCAATGGCTTGTCCTTTAGATGTCATCGGGATCATCGCCTTCAAAGTCATCGTAATCAATGGCATCGTAAACGATGGGGTCAATAACGGAAGCCGCCTTGGCATCCACAAGGCCTTCTGCAATGATATAAGCCAGCGCACCAGCGCCAGCCATAATCAGTGCAACCACCTGCGTTACAGTGTCCTCCGCAAGACCAAAGGCCACCAGCAGCATGCCCACGAATTCAGATACAGCCACCCACAGCTTTCGGGAAGTAAGTTTTGCCTTCCAATCGATCATAGTTCCATTTCTCCTTTCGTTTTTGGGTAAAATAAAAGCAACTGTTTCCAAAATGGAACAAGTTGCTTGTTATGTTGTTTGTTATGTTGTTGTGTTTTGTCTTGTGTTACCGCTGCAATGGTATCGCCCCTTTCACATTATCGTTTCATCAGGTCATCAATCGTCTGGGTCGGATAAAACTGGCGATCCACGTTGATTGTAGGCATTTCCCTGCCTGCCACATCGATGGTAATGCGCAGAGCGATTGGATATTTAAAATCGCCATAGATTTTTTCCGCATCGTCAATGATTGTTTGCCCACAGTCCTTGATTTGCTGTATACGGGCTTCCCTGCTTGTGATACTCAAACGGAATCACCCCCTTTCAAGGCATAGAAAAAGCACCATGCGGGTGCAGGGTGCTTGTTTACTCATAAGGCGGTATATCTTCTTCTTCGCATGGGGTGTACGATTCGATGTCTCCTGTTTTGTAGAACACAAAATGCATCCCGCCCCACGGGTCAAACATGATGGTTTTGATTGTGTCCCAACCTTCATCGTCTTCATCGTATACGATGCATTGAGGTCTGCCATATACTATTTCTCCAGAAACAAGGACAAGTCTGACGAAACCTGTTTCTTCTTGCAGTCTGTCCAGTATATCAATCTTGGGGTTCACGTACTCCACCACCTTCTGGCAATTCCTTCACCGGGATAATGTGAATATTCCCATCACCTATTGCGTAGCTGATTTGTGCGCACTTTGTTGCCACATACTTGCCTTGCGACTTGCTGTAATAGTAGCCAATCACTTCATCGCAGGTTACAAACTCACGATACCCTCTGCCTGTGACTTGTACATCGCCTTTCAGTTTTGAAACAACAAGCCTTTTCAGATCATTGTTGTTCAAATCTTCCCTTATGTACGATGGATAATCGCCACGGACTGCCAGCTTCACGGAATACTCCACAAACTGTTTTGTATCCTTTTTGTGTCTGGCCTGCTTTTGATGGCTTATGATGGTTCTGATCTTACCAGCTTCAAACGCTTGCTTGAACTCGGCTTTCTTCCTACTAATTATACCATCATCATCAAAGAAAATCAACGCTTTCCGGGTTTTTGCGGATGCTTTTTGCCCCGATGCTGCCGCTATATATTTGCTTATATAGTCGGGCAATTCATTGGATTTTGTGTGATAAGCAGCCCATGCTTCTGCCCATGCTTCCGATGGGTTTTTCAGCATATCACAGCCAGATTCTTTCGCCCAACGCAGTGCATCATTCTCAAACCCATCAGGAATTCCTCTGATGTTTGCGTATACATGACCCATCTCATGCATGGCTGTTGTTTCGCCTGTTTCGTTGAAGAACCATTTGCGCCCGTACTGCTTTTCATACCTTTCTTGCGCTGTCTTCTTTGCTGTTGTGATCTTGTCAGAAGTTTTATAACTGGAACTGATGCCAACCATATATCCGTTTGTGTCGAAATCATAGCCTTTGCCAAGGCCAAGGTGAATTCCGTTGTATGTATCAACCGTCACACCGTAATACTGCTTACTGCTTCTTGGTAATTTGCCGCCCCAGTATTGTTCAAGTGTAGCGGACGCACCAACGAATACAGGTTTCGCATCATCAGGCAGCGTTGCAAGAGCCTGATTTAACTCGTTTGCAGTTGCCAGCGGAAGTCCGCTGTAATCTGCATATTTTACGCCATGTTGTCTTGCAAATTCCTCTGCTTCTGCAATTGTTTTCGCAGGGGCAAAGAACGTTTGTTCAGTCGTATCCGCTGCATTCAGGTACTTCTGCTTGAAATCGCCAAGGTTCTGCACCTGTGCTTTACCGTATTTTTCGGTATCTTTGATCCGCAGATTGTGGAAATCAGCATCTGCTTCCATCTGCTTCAGGATATCGTCATCCAGTGCAGCTTTGGCAATCGTTAGCATAGTGCATCGGCAGTTACAGTCAAGATGGGCTTGCCCAAAGTCATGCGGATGCATGGCTTCTTCACCATCAATTTCAAACGGTTCGTCAAGCTCCCTTGTCTGGTTGTGAAGCGCCCTGTGTGCATCTCTGGTCTTGCCATCACGAATGGCGTTCCATTGCTTCACCAGTTTAGCGCCCTTTTCCTTTGCTTGCAGGGCTGCATCATAGGAAGCCTGTTCTTGTACTCTGCCGCCTTCTGTTCGGGCAATGGTCTTTGCCCTTCGCATGGGAATGCCTGCTTGGTTGCTGATGTTTTTGGCGATATCGCTGTACATCATGCCGGAAGAAATGCCCCTTGTGATTTCCTGCTGAATGACTTTCTTCAGTTGGTTGATATCCTTGCCCATCTCTTCGTACATGGTCTTTTTCAGCCTTGTATCAAGCGTTATTGCCTTGACTGCAAGCGCCTGATTGATGGGAAGGATCACGGGCATATCCTGATGGTGAAGCGTGTATACAGTTCCAACAAAAGCATCTGTATAGCTATCGTTTAGGTACTCAGTAACCGATTCGTATTCAGTCGAATGCAGCTTGTCCAAGGAAGCCTGTACTTGCTGCTTCAACATCCGCTGATATTCCACTTGATGGATCACATGGGGCAGGTTTGCATCCTGCCGACCAAGGAGTTGGGCAACGTGAAGATTGATTTCTGTTAATGCCTTTTCGTACTGTTCTTCAATGTCTTTCAGGATTGACCTTTCAGCCTTAATTCTGGCGTTTAGGACTTCCTGTTCAGCATGGGCAAGGTCTTTCTTCACATTGCATCACCTTCACCGCCAGAAATGGGATTTGGGGCATTTACAGCCTGTTCGTACATATCCAGTTCGTCTACTGGCTGCTTGCTCTTGATGTCCTCATAATCTTCATCAAGTTCATCACAGATCATGCGCAGCAGGGAATCATCATCAATTACACCCCGCAGGTTCTGGAAAGTGGTGATATTAGCCTGCTTGCGCTGTGCATCCGTCAATTCAATCTGTGCATTATCGGCAGCATTGGTCATGATTTCACGGTCAAACGTGAAGTACACATCTTTTTGCTGATAATCGCTGTCGTTTTCATCGTTGATTTCTGCAAGGATGACCTTCAGCAGCTTCCGAAGGAACTGTTTGAGCCGGATTTCCAGCTTATTGCACTTCAGGTCAAGCAGTGCGTATCGGCTCTTGATGACCACGTTGGTGATATTGCCATCGCCAAGCTGGGCAGAATTGAACGCCATGCCGAAACGATAGATGTTCTTTTCGTCAAGCTCCAGCTTTGCCTGTCGGGCAGCATAGGGGATGTCAACGGTCTTGATTTCAATATCGCCGCCTTCACCAACGCCAATGTGCTTCTTGGCACGGAAGTTGGTAGCAAGAACATCCAGATCATCACCGTCAAAGCCCTTTACGGCAAGGTATGCTTCACTCATGTCCTGAATGTTATTACTCATTCCGCAAGCCATCAGGTCATAATCATCAATCAAATCCTTGATGGGATTCAAATCACTGGTCTGCTTGCGGTTGTTATCCAGACGGAAAAAGGGAATGAAGCCAAAGCCGTCAAAATACGGTTCCGGGTCATTCCCTTTGTTATACAAGATATGGGGTCTGGGGTTATGTTCTTGTGCATCGTCCAGATGAATCTGACCATCATCTTCCTGCACATAGAAGAAGGTCTGCTTTTCATCCCACACTTGGATACGCCGGATCTTCTTGTTGTCCTTGCCGATGCGGTCAACGTAATGATAGATGACATATTCACAGCCATCATCCGTTTCCTTGGCTTTGACTTCCACAACACCAAGACTGTCGGCACACTGAAAGCCCGTTTTGCCATCCTTGCGCTTGTAGGCATAGGCATATTCAAAGCCCTTGGCAATGCAGCCTGTCAGCACTTCGTATAGTTCAGAAGTAAAGTCCTCATTCTCATTGAAGTATTCGTCAAGCAGTGCTTGCAATTCTGGAATATCAGACTTGATAAAGCCTTCAGCGCCGGAAAGCATATACTGCACAGCCTGATCTACAATCTCCGTGAAGAAAGGATGGCTGATTTTGATATTGCTTTTGACCTTATCTTCCTGTAGCTTGCCGTTCTTATCCAAGAATAGGATCTTGTACTGCTTGATGTCGTGTTCGCCTTCATAATAGCGCTGTCCAACTCTGGCAAGCTGTTTCTTGTGGTTGCCAACATCGTTGTCGATATATGTTCTGATTGCTTCAACCGATAGCATGGTGTATTCCCTTCTTTCTGTGTTAGTACAGCCACCCGGATTTCTTTGCAATGTGTTTTTCAAGTGCATAGCGCATGGCATCCATCAAGTGGTTAAAATCATCAATAGGCACGTTCAGCTTGTTGCCGAACTTGTCTTTGTCCCATGTATAGTTGCTTATTTCGGTTATGAAGTTAACGCACCGTGGATGGATGATGATTTCCAAGTCCTGTATCCACTGGATGCCGTTCTGTATGCTGTCTTTGCCCTTGGCTGCTGCCCTTACCCGCAGCCCCAGCCCCTTCAGTTCGTCAATGGATTTCGGTTCGGCAGAATCAGCAGTAATACGTTCTTTGCCATAGCCCATATCCTGTACGGTGTCGGCAATCCTCTTATTGCTCATGCCCTTTTGGTACATCTCATCGAACACATACAAACGCTTGTTCTCTTTGTCCAAAAGCCCACAAAACAAGGTGGAAGGGTCGTTCGTATAGCCAAAGTCCATACCAAACGCAGAAACCACACCCGGCAACTGCCGAATGTGGTCAATGTCGAACGCTTCTTCCCGCCAGTTTTCGTATACAAGACCGTCCACGATACCCCAACCGCCAAGACCTGCAACGGCATAGCGCCGGGGATTACGAACACGCATATCCTCAAACATTCTAATGTCTGATTCATCCAGCCATTCGTTGCACATATAGTTTGTTGTCATGGCAAGGATATCGGGGGAAGGGGGAGCATCAAAGAAGCGTTTCTTCAGCCAATGATGTTCATTCCAAGGGTTGAAGGTAATTGTCCATTGCTTGAACAATGGTGCAGGGCATTCGCCACGGATTGATTCGTTGAGTATGTCGAAGTCAGCTTCGTTCATTACCTCGTACGCTTCTTCCAGCCAAGCCCAACAAAGCGAACCTTTTTCAACCGTTACAGAAGTAATTTTCAGAGTATCGTCAAGACCACGGAAAAGGATCTTCTGCCCTGTTTTCTTGCGTGTCATCTCCAATGGCGAAAGCGTTATGTTCCACTCATTGATAACACCAAGCCTATCCAGCGCCCATTTAAGGTCTGTAAAGCAGGAATCCTTTATGGTGCGGTATGTCTTGCGGAATACTATCAGATTGGCATCTTCATAGCCCTTTTTATTCAGCCATGTTGCATACCACAGCGCCGTTGTCTTTGATTTCTTGGAAGCACGGGAGCCTTTGCACACTCTGTAACGCCCTTTGAAGCGCCAGAATTCGTCATATCCACCGCCGACAAAAGAACGGATGCTCTTTTTAGCTGTTGTCGTTTTCGATGTCATCAACGATCACCACACCAACGTTACCTTCAACATCCACCTTTTCGGTATACAGCCCATAACGCTTGCCAAGCAGTTCCGCAGCCTTCAGTCTTTCTTTTTCGTCCGGGGCTTTCTGCATCTCTCTGGCCTGTGTCATGAAATCGCCTGTGCTTTCAATGACAACAATGCTTGACTGGGATTCACCCCGAAGGACGGAGGTAAGATACTTCAACACTTCATCCTGATCCGCAATCAAGGCTTTTTCCTTCTCAGCCATGCGGGTTTCGACGTATTCTTTCAAGTCAAGTTTCGTCAAGTTTTGTTGACCGATCTGCTTTGCGGTCTTTTCAGAATATCCGGCTCTGATCGCAGCTTGCGTTGCATTCAGGTCGATCAAGTATTCATCACAGAACCGCTGCTGTTTTGCCGTTAGCTTTGCCACAATCATCACCTTCTTTCGTTTGTTATCTCCAGCCCCCACCCTGCCGGAGGAAATCCCGCCCACTAAAAATGTGCGCACATCCATTTATAAACGTTATAGGGTAGCCGTTGCCTTTTTACGGGCAGCAGCCAAATGAACAACCGGGTTGCTTGTGCTTGCTGGCTTGAATTCCTGTGCCTGACCATAGCCGCCATATTCCAGCGCAGCAGCCGTGTTTACGAACAGCTTTTCAACCAGCTTTGCACAGCAGTTAGAAGAATCAGCCCGGTAAAAGTTGCTCTTCAGGATCATTGGCAAATGGGTATGCCCATGCAAATAAATGTCGGCATCAACAATGGAAGCCATGTCAGCAAGTCGGATAGCCTTTGCGCCTTCCTTCCTGCCGCCACCGCTGCCGTGTGTTGCATAAATGCTGTACCATTGCTTCGGGCTTTTGTCTTTGTGGTAACCTTTGCCCGTCCTTGAGCCAAAACGAAGGAATACCAGTACGCCGTCCGGGTGGTACTTGTCCTCAATGCCCAATTCACGGCACACAAAGCGCATTGTATCAATACCGTCTGTGCGGTAAATCCTCGCTTCATGGTTTCCGCTTGTTGCAGCAATGATCTTGTTTTTAATAGGCGTTAGCATCTTAACAGCAGCTTGGATCTGCTGCATGGGCGAAAGGCGTTCGCTGTAAATATCGCTTACGCTGGTTTTGGTGGCTGTATTCATAATATCGCCATTGAGGATGCAAACGCCGTGCGGATCACTTTCGACCTGCTTGATACGCTGCGCTACTACATCGGCGCAAGACCGTTCATCACCAATATGCAGGTCACTCAAGCAGTAAACATTGCAGCAATCCCATTCCTGTGGAAAATCAGCCCTTACCGAATGCATTTTGTACCCCCAATCAAACAAAACAAATAGCGCATAAGAAAAGCCCAACGGGTTTCCCCGTCAGGCTTTCGACTTTATCATTATAGCATGGAAGTTACTTCGTTTTACTTCGCACTTCTATGCGACTGATAAATATCCCAAAAGTGTTCAAGTGCGTGGCCATGAAGCTCAAACACTTTCGTTTGTTCGTAAGGCATTCTGCGCAATACGTTGTTCCAGCTTCTGCCGTTGATATAGCGTTCAGTCAGCACAAGCTTTTCCCATTCGTCCTGCATTTCCTCGATTAGCATCAGGCGAACCGTCAATGCTTCGGAAAGGTTGTTGATGGTACGTTCAAGGCGCTCTTCTGTTTCAATGCCCTTGATAACAGCGTTCGCCATGCCATCTTTCATGGAAGTGCCACTGATCCGTTCGGCTGTTATCCTGCTGGTTGTCCGTGTAGCAGTTTCTTTTATGTACTCCAGTTCATCCTTCAGGTCTTCCAAGCGCCTTTTCATTGCCGGATATGCCGCCAGATAGACCATAGCCGGATGCTTCGGCTTTCTTTGCTTTTGTTCCTTCATTGTTCGTCCTCCTTCAAAATCACTTCGATATTTTCCAGCACATCACACAGAGCTTCAGCAAATTTGTCGTTTTCGGCTACAAACGTAAGCCCGTTAAGCAGACCGTTGATATAGATTAGCCTTTCCCGCTGTTCTTTTGTCATGGTCACCCCTCCTAAAAAAACAGATTGATCAGCCACACAATCAGTGATATGGAAATCGCTGCACTGGCTGTGTAAGTGAGAATGAAAGCCCAGTTGACCCGGCGAAGAAACTTCAACGTGTCCATTCCTCCTTCGGTTTAAGGCACCGCCATAACCAGCCGTGGTCTTCGAACAGAATTTCTCCCGCTTCTGTAAGCAACGATTTTCGCTGGATAGACAGCACTTTTGTCGGCGCATAATGTTCGCCATCGTGTAGCACATAGATAACATCACCCGGCTGGATCGCACTCTTTACAAGGCTGTACGTTGTTGGCACGGTCATTCCTCCTTCGGCTTCCAGTTTTCGCATTTGTCACCCTTGCAAGGGTCGAGTTCTTTTGTGCCAAGACATACCCCGCCATAGTTTGTTTTCGTGTAACAGCGGCAATCTTCGGCTTTTCTGATCGGCTCCTGCACCGTCACGCCGTTGGCGATCAGGTGGTCGGCAAGCCAGAGCATCTTATCCTGCAAGTAATCTTCGCCGCAGCAATCGCAGAATACAGTTGGCAGCTCTCCCATGATGCCCACCAGCTTTTCACGGTCAGTCATTGGGCTTCACCTCAAACATTTCGTATTTTTCGCAGTTAAACATGCCGCTGCATTCTTTTCCGTAAAAACGGCTTGTCCAATTACCGCAAATATTGAAAAGCCAACATTTGCAAGTCCTGCACCTATAGGGCATCATCCTGCACCTCCGTATCCGGGCATACGCCACGCCATTCCCAAAAATTATGGTAACAACCACAAGCCATACAGGGATTAGTCAACGGGTGATTTTTGGCATGCAAACAGGTATTACAGGATGTCCCGATGGCAGCATCGGCAGCAGCCGCATCCCTTTCTCGCTTGACGGCTGCCAGCTCCTGCTCCAACTGCTTGTACCCCTTCACCAGTTCAAGCCATTCAGCAATGGTCTTGCCGTCCAGCTCCACTTCCTCAATCGCCTTGTGCAAAATCTCTTCGCCGTCAATGGTAATTTCGCAGAAAAGTTCCTTGATTTCCCTCCTACGGTTCCATGCTTCAACTGCCTTTTCTGCGTTCTTTTCTTCGTTGTATTCGGCAAATCGGTTTGTCCTCGCTTTGCAGCGTGTGCAAAACACAATCTTGCTTTTAGTACCAATTTCCACGATTGCTTCTCCCCCGCAGAAGGGGCAGGGCTTCAGATCGTTCATTCCGCATCCTCCTTCGTAACAACAGCGGTCAGATATTCCAGCAGGGCAATCTTGCCCCTTAAATCGTCCAATTCGGGCTGCTTTACGCCCTTCTTATGCTCCGCATGACCAAGGGCAACCCTTGCCTGTTTAAGCTGCTTATAGAGCCATTCAAGGGCTTTTTCACGCATTGTCAAAACCCACCCTTCGCCACGATGTCATCATAAATAATCCTTACCTTGTCGCTGGCTATGCCAAGAAAATTTGCCATATGTCTGATGGAAAAGATTCCTGCGAACTTTGCCACATATCCCCGCTTGCCTTTTTTCAGCAGTACACGCCGTTCTGTTGTTTCTGACGGAATGTTGGTTGGCTGCTTTATCATAGGGCAAGGAAAATCGTTTGGAATATCCCAAACCATACGCCCTTTGGCGTTGCAAATCTTTTTTGCAGGGATCTTCTTTCGTTCGATCCGCTTTAGAATTGCTGTTCTTCCGATGCCCCACCTTTTTTCAGCTTCGTATACTGTCATTTGAAAGCACCCCCCGCAGATAAATTCCTTGGCATGGGGAAGTGTTTCTATCCACTTGCAGAATTGCCGCCATTCAGGAAGGCGATGATTTTTGCGCTGGGAATAGATCGTTTTGAGTTGCCTGTAATTTGTGGTCATTCTGGCAGTAAGCCGGAAGCCAACAGGAACGTTGTAGAGAACACGAAGATAGTTTTCAGGGGTTGGCTTTCTTTCGTATTCCTTAATAAGCAGATTCAGCGTTTCGATGGTACTATCAAGTACGTATTCGTTGCACTGTTCGTATGGATCAAGTTTGACAACCCTGTGCATCGTGCTTTGGCTGCTGACGAAATCCAAGAAATGATACCGTTCGGCTTCCGTCCATGCCTTGATGCTGAAGGTCAGGTCAAACTGTGCGATAATCCCGGTCAGGAATTGATCATGCCCTGTTCCTTTTTCACACCGTGCAAGTTGCTTCGTCATTTTGGTAATCTCGCTGGTGCAGCTTCCCGTGTCGATGCTCATTGGGTACTTGGATGCAGCTACACTTTCATCCAAGCCGTATACCTTGACATTGGATACCATTTGTGTTTCCCTCCTTACAGCCCAAACTGTGCCATCATCTGTTCCATACGGCTCCTTGCCGCCTGCTGCCGCCTGCCTGTGGAAGTCACCTTGCATGGTGTACACATTTCAATCAGGCGGTCATAGATGCGCTTTTTCGTCTTGTCTGTTTCCTCTGCCATTTCTTTCATGGCAAGGTTGGTTGTGATTACCAACGGCTTTTTGGCTTTGTACCGGGTGTTGATGATTTCATACACAAGCTCATTGTTGTATTCCGTCTTTCGCTCTGTACCCACATCATCCAGCACCAGCAGGGGTGCATTTGCCACCATGTACAGCACATCTTCCCGGTCTTTGCCAAAATCCTTGGTCATGGCTGCAACCAGCCGTGGAATGGTGGTCATGGTTGCCGGAACGCCCTTGTCAATCAGTGCGTTAGCAATGCAAGCTGCAAGGAATGTCTTACCCCCGCCCACATCGCCCCAAAGCATGATGCCAGCGTTGTTTTCCTGCACCCATGCCCAGTTTTCGACATACTTTTTGCAAAACGGGCTTGCTTTGGTATCCATGCCATCATCAGCAGCAAATGTGCAAGCCTTGTACTGCTCATCGGTCAGACCCTTGTTGCGGTACTGCTGGATCAATCTGTACTGTTCTTCCCGTTTCCGGGCAGCTTCTTCAGCTTCCAACGTTTCACGTTCGCACCTACACATGCAGGGTACTTTGTTCCGGGCAATTAGCCCCTTGACTTCAAACCACGTTTGCTTCCTTTCGCCACACTTGGCACAGATCCGCAAACCATCTTCTGTGTATAGGTCATCTTCGGCAGCATTGTCCCGGCTCATCGCCGGGGCAAGTGCGCCAATAATGCCCGTCATATCCATTCAGAATTCCTCCTTACCACGGCAACTGATCCCCGCTGTAATAATCTTCAGATGTAGTAGCCGTTGCAGGCTTCCCGGTTTTGTCGGCATAGTTACCGTCCAGCACTTTTGCCATATTTGCATCCTTGATTAGCCAATCAAAATTTGCAGTCCAGTTGCGGTTGTTGCTGCCCTTCAGGAAGGAAGAAGCTTCTGCATTTTCAAACACCTTCTGGAAGTCATCCAATGTGTAAGTTTTCATCCTTGCCTTGATGGCTTTCTTTCGTGATTCAGACAAAGAGCGGATAGAAGGGAAGGAGGGGCAGAGCCTGTTGTACATATCAGCGATAAGCTGATAGTCTATCCTCTCTTTCTTATCTTCTTCTTTATCTTTATCTTCTTCTTTATCTGTGTCGTGACACCGTTGACTTGTCATTGACTTGTCATTGACATCTTCGGAAGTGGATTGAAGCGCCTTTTGCTTTGCTCTTGATTTCTGCTTTGCAAGCCTGTTGTATTCACGGATTTCAGAAAGCCTGTCCACCGCCTGCCACTTTTCCCACGATGAAAGACAAATGATGTCATCCACTATTTCGATCATCCCGAACCGCTGGAAGGTGGTAAGGCCAAGCCGGATTGTGTTTATGTCAATCGCAAACTGATCCGCAAGCATTTCTTCAGTGAAGGGGATTTCAGGCGTGAAGTAAACCATGCCGTCATCGTTCGTTTCCCCTGCAAGGCACATCAGGAACACCCACATCAAAGCGATTGTGTCACCCTCCGGCAATCGCCGTATTTGCTTGATTTTCTTGTTATCAGGAAGCCCCGTTGCAAGCTTGATCCACTTAACATCAGCCACCTGAACCACTCCCCATGTAGTACCGTTTATAGCGGCAAGGCTCGCCAAACTGGTTCTTGCCCTTTTCCCACTTGCTATCAATGGGATAGCCCATGCGTTTGATGTCGCACACTCTGGACGGAAGGCGTTCTACGGAAAGATGAATTTTTGCTTCATCTTGTGTGATGCTTCCGTGCGTTTCGATGTACGCCAACACCCGCCTAATTTGCTTTTGCTTTGCTGTTGGTTCTGTGTATTGCTGCATCATACATCCCCTTCCTGCCTGTGAAGGCTTCTTTCTGCATCAAAGCCGTCAGGATAACGGGCTTTCAGCTTGGCGATGTTCATATTTGCAACTTCGTCCATGTCCCACTCATAGGCAGTGCAATATTCAGCGACAAACCAGAGAAGATCTCCAAGTTCCTTTTTCAACTGTTCTTCGTTGAAGGGATGACCCTGATAAAACTTCTGATAGATGCCGTTCAGTTCACCGATTTCAGACACCATGCCATGCATCGCATGTTTTCTAAGCTGATCCCGTTTCAGTTCGTTGTTGATCGTCCTTGCAGCCAGTTCCTGATATTCATTCAAGGTCATTGCCATTTGTTGCTTCCTCCCGTGTTTTCAAATCGTGTCCAGCTTCCCATTCCCGGTACAGGTTGAACCAGTCATCAAGTTCCATCGTTACCAGAATAGAAGCATTGTTTTTCTTGTGGAAGACGGCGGGAAGGTTGCCCTTCCCACCAGCTTCCGCATCACGCTTGGCTTGTGCCATCCAGTCATACAGTCGCATGACCTCCTGATGCTTGGCTTCCACATGGATTCCCGGAAGCCCCTTCACATCAGATGCATCCCCGGTATTACCGCAATACTGAGCCGTGCGCCGTGCATCGTAACCCTGTTCACGGAAGCGGGAAGCAAGTGTCCTTTCAAACCGTGCGCCTTTCTGCTTGCTGTTTACCGCCATTTCCGCTTCACCTTCAGTGTGCCAAAAGCACCACAGAGAAACACTGCTGCATAGATCGCAAGCATGATAATCTCAGGCAGAAGAACCAGCGCCCACGCCCAGTCGATAACCCCCATCAGCTTCAACACGATGAAAACAATCGTCAAAATCTCAGCAAATCCCATAGTCAATCCTCCCCCGTTCCAAATGCTTCTTCGAAGGTCATGCCCGTGTAGGCAAGCAGCTTTTTGATTTCTACAATATTGAATGGGTTTCTGCCTTGCAGCTTGTAGTAAAGGGTTGTCACTGTTTTGCAAAGCCCGGTTTCCTTGCACATTTTGTAGGCAGGGCAGCAATTGGTTATCATCCAATCAGCCAACGCAGGATAGATGCACTTGCAACCAGCGCTTTCCTTCATTCCCTTCGTTACCGGATCTTTAGTGTTCGCCGCAAGGATCTGCCGTACCCGTTCCCGTGTAACGCCGAATTTTTTGCCGATTTCATCAAGCGTAGAACCGTTTACCCGCATCGTGAACATTACGATGACATCTTCTTTCGTCATTGCATTCCCTCCAGTTCGTATTCAATCGCACACCCGTAAATGTGGATGTAGTCCGTGCAGACCCAGCCAATCGGATGGGCGAAATTTCTGTCGTGGCACACAAGCGCCCAGTTATCAAGCGTGTCAAGGACAGCGATATCCCAGCCGTCCATCAGGAAGTGAACCACTTCCCCGTCAACAGGAGCCGTGCGGACATTCAGGATTCCGTCCCGATTTTCCAACACTACGAACGCCGCCCGTGCCAACGCCGTTTCGGCATTCGCCCCGGTTACCTGCGTAAGAATCACAACCGTCAGCAGCAAGGCCAGTAGGATGCTCAGAAGGATCAGAAATCGCTTATTGTCCATTACGCATCCCTCCCCGGCTTGTAGCCTTCCAAGACAACGTACTCTCTGGGAATCACCAAGCATCCGCAGGAAAGCCAAACGACACCAGCGAACAAAACATCGGTCACTTGCGATACATCGCCTTGCTTGTAAGGTTCGCCGTCCTTGCCTTCCTTTTTAACGATCCGCACCCAATCGCCAACCTTTGCATTACGCTTGACTTCCTTCACAGCCTGCTTGGTGGGCTTTTCGTGGCGCAGGACTGAAGGCAAGCACCAGAAGCCGTGACCATCTTTTGC